CAAGTGGGGAAATATGGCAGCCCCTAGTGATTCCACAGTTCTTAGAGATTACTGGTATCTTGATGATGGGGGTAGAGTTCATAATAGCATTATCATTGATGGAAGAGCAGTCAAGCCCGACACCCTAGAGGCTAAACTTAACTCCATTCCTAAGCCTCGTATCCCCATCTTTGGTGCTCCAGTAGGGGGTCTACCCGATAGGGGCGAGATTGCTCAGAACGCTTCATTCTTCAAAAAGGAGATGGGACAGTCAGCCATAGCCACTAATGAAAATGTCTATGCAACAGTTAATCGTTGGCGTACCTTTATGGCCCAGATATTACGTGATACTGCTCAACCCAAGACCTTTGAAAAGTCTACAAGGGCTGACAAGATTGTCAAACCTGGCGAGTGGGATAAAAGAGGTGCGCACTTCAAGCTTGGTGTACAGGATGAAGTGGGATACATACAGCCTCCTGCTATGCAACCAGAGATTCGCAGTTCCACAATGGATTTAGAGGCTATGGAGCAACGTGGTGGCCCTAGCTGGAGTATGTATGGTGATGTCAGTAGCCAGATGACCGCTTATGTAATGAGTCAGATAGTATCATCTACCAACCAGGCCGCCTGTGAGTTCCATGATGGTATCTGTGACATCAAGACCGACATAGATAACTGGTGGCGTGAGATGATAAGGGACAGTGGATATAAGCCTTATGACTTCAAGATGGATAAGTTAGTTGAGAATGAAAGAATTGAAGCAACCTTTGAGATGCGGATACCTGGAGACTTAGTCCAGCGAGCCACCGCCGCCAAGATGCTTAACCCCAACTTCACAGTCTCACCTGAATACATCTACAGTCATCAGTTCCAAGACATCAGGAATCCCATGGAAGAGGATGCAAGGATAAGGGCCTCCGAAGCCAGACGAAGTCCTGAGTTTGCCGAGATAACAAAGATAGCAGCATTGAGACAGGAAGCACTGAATCTTAGGGCTGCGAAGGACACAAAGAGTGCGCAACTTTATGAGAAGCTTGCAAACACTCTGGAACAAAGATTGACTGGTAGTATGGAACAGACTCAACCAGGTCTGGGCCAGAATCAGTTACCTAAGACTCGTGTCCAGTCTAATGTAGCCCCTACTAACCAGTCACAGCCAATAGCATCTGAAGGAGCATTATAATATGACAATGCCGGATTTAAGACAGGTAAAGAAAGTTGCAGATAAGTTCAAGAATCCTTCCACCCAGCCTACCTTTGCACCTTTAACTACTCCTCCAGTCAAAGCACCCTATACTCCTCAGTACTGGCAAACTAAAGTAACTACAGATGCGTTTGCAGCGGCTAAGAAGTCCGCACTGGCGATTCAGCCACAAGTTGATTTCAACAGTGCAATTGAGACCTGGGGCCAGCAGTTTCAGAATTTTACCGCCAACAGTGAACTACTACAGTCCCAACTAACTGAGATTAAGCAGAACTACGACAATCTTATTCGTGACTTTGGTAAGTCTGGAACTACAACTTATAGACAAGGTTACACTGACCCCTCCAGTGGGTTCACTCAGGGCTATATGAGTAAAGTGTCAGATGAGGAAGCTGAAGCCTTTGATTTGCAATCCCAGTCCTTTAAGTCCGACATGAGTCAACTTGCAGATGAGATTGCGGAGGCTAACTTCTTCACCAAACTCTTCAATGATGTTCCGTATGTGTTACAGCAAGGGGGATTAAACTCCACTGATGAAGTAATTGCAAGTCTCGCCCTACCCGATACACTATCATCTGCCGAACAACAGCAAGTTCGCAGTATCATTGATGATATGTTCAGGATGGTGAAGGGCGGAGCAACAGCTGAGGACATAGTAGCAGATGTTACTGGTAAGGATACTGTAGTTGAAGGTCAACAGTTCCCCGACCTAACCGCACCACAGCAAGTAACTCGTACCCCTGTAACTATCCATCAACTTTCAACACAGGAGTTAGTAAAAGCCCTTACAGCAGTTCCTGTTCCCGAATCCACCTTCGCACCTATGAAGTGGAACGAGATACTTACAAAAGAGGACTATTCTGGTGTAACAATAGACCAGTCAACAAAAACAGAAGCACAAAAGATTGTTGCAAGCTGGAAAGAACAGACTGCACAGATAGCCGACTTCAAAGCTGGTATCAAGTCTATGCCGGTAGCAACTGCCCTTGAGCAACTCAAGACTTACATGTTAGCCCCAACAACTGGTATGTTGCAGTTAATGGAGAAATCCACCCATTATGTTGTGCAGCCTATAGCTGGTGGCGTCTATGGACTCTTCATCCCCGACATTACTAAAGCCTACAATGATATCCGTAAAGCTAATCCTAACATGGGCTGGTGGGAAGCAACGGGTGAGTCTTGGCGACAGTGGGATGCACCCTTTGATGGCTTCGCAGAGACCATGCTCAAAGGTATGATTATGGAAGGTGTTGCAGACCCCCTTACCTATGTAGGCTGGGGAATAGCCACTAAGTTAACTAAGCCAATCCCTTACATTGGTAGAATGGTGGGCGCCGCTGAAGCCGGTATCACTGAACTTATGGATATACCCTTTGCACTGGGGAAACAAGCATGGGGTATGATACCTAAGTCAACCTTACAGAAGGCTGTATTCTTCGGTAATGAGTCAGCGGGTATACTGGACAAGTATGTGACTGGCGCTGCTAACAAATCACTAAGAGACATCAGCATGGGGGAACTTGAACCTCTCTGGAATGACGCAATTAAGTTCATCAAGGCCAATCCCAGAAGCGAAAGCGATATTGCCAATGCGGGTAGGATGGTACTGTACCATGCCCCCACAATAGAAGATGATGTAATAAAGTATGCCAGTAAACTTGGCAAGACCTTAGAGAAGACTAACATTGATAGGAAGTTAGTTGAGAATGTTGATAATCTGTTTGAGGATTACTTCACCTACAGAGTCCTTACCCCAAAACAAGCGGGACAAAGATTACTAGAGGTGTTACAGGTACTTGACCCCGATGGTACACTCATCACCAAGGCTGAAGACCTCATTACCAAACGTGCGGCATCCATTGAGCGTGCCGCAGTGAAGGAACTCACATCCAAGAATGCAGTCCAGGCCATCTATGACTTAGCCACAAGGAATAAGAGTTACAGGTTGGCTGCGGAAGAAAGCTCCGTATATCTCAGCCGTAAGGCATCTGGCCGCTTCGCCACACTCATGTTCAATGTTAGTGATAAGGTGCAAAGAGTTTGGCTAGAGACTATCAATCGTAAGTTAACTCAACCCTTCGCTGAAGCTAATCTTATGACTGCTATGATTGGCCCCCAGAACTTAGATGAAGATGCTGTCAGGTCAGCTCTAGGTGATGTTATCCCCGGCCGAGCCTCCATTGATGACTACCTCCAGATGACTATTGGTATCAAGGCTGACCAGAGCTTCAAGTCCTATGGAGTTAGCTCCTGGACTGGTATGTTCAGTAGAGAAGCAGCTCAGGACTATGATAACTGGGTAGTGAGAGCGCTTACACTCGGTAACAAGAAAGCCGCCTTTGCCATCAAGACCGCCACCAGAGACATCTGGGGTGAAGAAGGCATGATGATAAGGCGTAACTTCGTTATGCAGAAGTTCATGCAGGAATATAGGAAGAGGGGTGGAAAGATTGTTGAGAAGCTGATGAAGGCTGGCCCACTTGAGATGGATGCCATTGTTGACAAGGAGATGGCTAAACTGGTTAAGCAGACAGTTAATCGCCTTAAGACAACTGGAAGGCCCGATGTAATAAGGAGTGCCTCTAAGTCCTTCACCCACGCTAACATCATAACCAATGAGGTGAAGAAAGTCTTACTTCAGCATCCTGAGTTAGACAACACCATAAGACAGCACATCATCAAGTCCCAGCAGAATAATGAGTTATTCTCTAATGGACTTGAGTCAATAGCCAAAGTTAACAGTGAGGCGGAGAACTTACTTATTGACAAGTTCATCACCTCTCCCAAGCTTATGGCTGAACAGTTTGATAACACAGTAGAGCATCTGCTGGCCACCGGGGTTGAATCAACTGAAGATGTGGCGCAGTTAATCAGACAGACATATTACTTATCCTCTATCAGTGGTGCAACACCAGGACAGGTGTTAGCTCGTGCTACTGTACGCAATCGTGGTATGAAGCTCACTATGAGACGGGCTGACTTTGACTCCGTATATGATGACCTTAACCTCATGATGAACAAGGCCCAGGTGGGGATTGAGAAGGTCATACAGAAGATTAAGGCCACCTCAGTCACTTCTCCAGAATATAAGGCTTCTTCTGACTCACTCCTAGACCTCCTGACCACCAAGTCCCAACTCCTTAATGACTGGTCAACAAAGAACATAGAACTGCGTAGAGACTTCTTCCGCGGTAAGGTTAAGAAAGACTTGACCGATGCTTTCTGGAATGACTTCTACAACACCATCAATAATGAGTCCAGACAGCTTAGCCTCCAAGTATCATCCCTTGATGGCAGAATAGCAAAGCAGATTAGCAATCTCAATCGTGTTGCTGGTGATACAACTGTTCGCCCTCCAATCACTGTTACTGACAGGGCATTAGCTCCGGCTGACATCGCACAACTGCTCAATGTAGACATGAATGACATTACTAGCGGTTTGTTAAGAACTATGGTTGCCCAGAATGATAAAGACTTCTTCACCCAATATGTACTTAACATGGTTGAGGCTGGTGATGTAGGCTTTACCAAAGAATCAATCGGTAAAGTCTATGACCAGATAATCAGCAGTCTCACTGGTGGTGCAACTAAACCCGACTGGATAACATCCCAGCAACTCAAACTCAATGCGGTTAAGCAGGACTTGATGGGGCTGTATGGAAGTAAGAAGTACCCCCAAGAAGTTGCAGATGCCATAAAGAAGTACATAGACGATACAGCAGATGAAGTTGGCAAATTAGACTTAAAGACTACTGCAACTAACCTTGATACCATCCGCCAGGACTCTTTGGATGAAGCCCAGCTTTGGTACTACAAAGAGTATCCCGACTACACTAACGCCAATGCCATAGATGACATTATGAAGCAGATATACCCTTACTGGATTTACGAGTCTCAGCGATACCCCTACCTGTTAAGGGCTATTGCTCGTCATCCTGTAGTTGGTACAACCCTTGCCCGTTACATGCAGAACACCGACAACGGTAAGATGCACATACCTGGCACTAACATTGACATTAACCCCTTCAGTGGAACTGTATTTGGCGGCATCATAAGACTATCCAATGCCGCAGAGTACAGCGACTACTACAATGAAGCTGGCATAATGACCAAACCCTTCCAGTTCAATGAGTTTGTGCAGCGGTATGGCTTCTACCCAGGCCAGCCTTGGAGTGGCTTCATATCCTTGTTTGGTGGTGGCAATCCGCAGTTGGGTGAAGAGGTCCCCAGTCTACTTTCCACTCCTATGAACTTGATGATAGCGATAGCACCTAACAACAGGTTCGTCAACATGCTTACAGAGAAGCTACTGCCCTCCAGATTTAGGGACTATACAACTTCTATGGCCGTGACGCACCTAGGCGGAGATGGTACAACTATCCTAGCGAAGATTCATACAAATGAGAAGCTTACAGAAGAAGAAGAAGATGTGTGGAACAGTGGTAAGAGGCAGGCTGCCCTCTATAACTCCTTGGCCGAGATGACTTCCATCTTCCGCCTTAACTATGATGAGAAGATTAAAGCCGCAGAGACATCTGCCCAGATTATCTTCCAGATGACCGGTATCACCCCCGTACAGCAAGAAGAGCTCAAACGCCAGGGTAAGAATGTCTGGGATGTAGTAGGAGGTATTGACCCCAACCAGCAGAAGATATTGCAAGAGCTTGACCTCTACAAGTGGGTTGGAACCACCAATGCGCTGTTACCCGCTGCTCAGCAAGCCGAGTATGATAAACTTGAGCTTGACTGGGCTGACATCACGAATAAGATTGAGGGGGATAAAACTCTCAAACAGACCATAGCCAGAGATTTCTTATCCGGGGCGATAGGCCCCAGTGATTATCTTTCATCACTCAAGGATGTGGTTGCAAAGCAGATTGAATACATCAATAATAAGGAACTGGAGAATCCTAATCTTACCCTAGAAGGTAGAGCAACCATGTATCAGAAGTATGGCAAGGTTACTCCAGTCATGTCACCCTTCAAAGAGTTACTGAATCTCTATTACTCAGTAGAGTTAGTTGAGGGGTATGATGAAGAGACTGGCGAGAAGATAACTGACTGGGATACCTTCTATGCAACACGTAAAGCCATTGAGGACTCTGTCCCTGATGAACTTAAAGGTGAATGGGACAAGTACATGGAGCGGAATAAAACATCACTTGATAAGTTATATGCTACCGCTAGCGATAAGTATTTCCGTAAGTACTACTCACTGGGGGATGAGTCACTGAAACAGTTCACGGTTGAGGAACAAGCCCTTATCAATGAGTATCTGCGTCTCCAGCGTACAGATTCGGGACTTGACCGTCGGCGTGAGATTGAAGCGATAACTACTACTGGAGCCGCTGATGGTAAGGTAACAGATAATTACCTCATCTCAACCTTCAGACGTAATGTGTCTGATAATAGAAAGGCTTTAAGATACGCCAACCCTACTCTTGATGCTTGGTTAAACTACTGGGATAAGTCATCCTCATTCCTCACCCCCCAAGCTGAAGCTATCTACAGAAGGTTACTAGTTGATACAGGAAGGGCAAAGTAGATATAATCAAATATACATATATCAATATAATAGTATATATGAATCTGATTATATAACTGTATCACCCTTGCCCATCCATAGTACAATAGAACAGTAAACACATGGAGGGAAGTCTGCTGTGTGTATCCTCCCACATGGTAGGCTTCCCACAAAGAATTAAGGAGTCACCAATATGGTAATAGAGTATAAAGTTAATCAGGATAATTCCCTTTCCGCCATCGTTGATGGTAAGGAAGTAAAGTATGTACTTGAAACTGACTTGTTGGCTGTCAAGGGTAGTCGGGAGACTGCCGAGAAGCAGTTGAAAGCAGAAGCTGAAGCCGCTAAAGTCACTGCCGATTCAGAGAGACAAAAAGTCCTAGCAGCCGAAGCTAAGCTCTCAACTCTTACTGATGAGTTCAACAAGTCCAAGGTTACTTCAGCTGACCTTGCAAAAGCAACAGCTGAACTTGCGACTGCCAAGACTAGCAGTGAGAAAGTCTCCAGCAGACTTCTGGCCGAGCGTAAGAAACTCATAACCAAGGTGTATGGCGTACCAGCCGCCACAGTAGAAAGCAAGACCTTAGAGCAACTTGACACCTATGAAGAAGCTCTGATTGCCGTTACTGGAAAGAACACTGGTAACTTTGCATTTGGTGGAGGTGGTGGAGCAGCCTCCAACTTAGTCAACACTGACCCCATGACACTTGCAACCGAAGCATACAGAACAAAAATTAAGTAAGGAGAAATAACATGGCCTGGACGCTTTCCGAGTTTTCTAAAATTGAAACCGACCCTTTACGCAAGTCAGTAATTGATACATTACTGCTTAACGTAGACATCCTCCAACTCCTGCCCTGGGAAACTATCGGGGCATTATCTACCACCGTAGTAAGAATTAAAGACCTTCCTAGCTGGGGTTATCGTAAGATTAACTCCGGTTACAGTGAGTCTACTGGTCACTTTGAACAGAACACCGAGAACCTTGCACTGGGTGGGATTGATATTGATACCGATAAAGCCATCGCCAGAGCTGGCAACCGCATAGCTGAGACTCGTGCCATCATGCAGAATATGGCCCTGAAAGCCTTCAGTTACAGTTTCAATGATAGCTTTATCAATGGTGACCCCAGCGATACTACCAACTACAAAGACCAGTTCAAGGGAATCAAGGTAAGAATTGATGACCTGGCGGAGAAATATCCCGCCCAGAAGTTCGCCTGTAACTCCACTTCTGTTGGTATCAACAACAGTGCAACTACGGCTTTAGCCTTCATTGATGACCTTGATAAGCTCTGCTGGGCTATTGATGGTCACAAACCCGACTTCCTTATCTTCAACGATAAGGCCCTGTTAGCAGCCAAGTCAGCCCTTCGTCGTGCTGGTGTGCTGTCAACCACTACCGATATGTTCGGCAGACAGATTGATATGTACGGAACTGCTCGGATGATTTCAATGGGCACTAAAGCCGACCAACAGACTGAAATCATAACTACCACAGAAACAGTTGCCGGAGTATCTGGAGGCACAGAATGTTCCTCCATCTACGCAGTGAAGTTCGGCATCGGCGACCAGCTCTGGGGCATCCAGGAATACCCGATTGAAGTCACTGACCTTGGTGAACTTCAGACTGCCCCCTTGTATCGCACAAGAGTTGACTTCCCTCATGGCCTTGCTCAGGTCAGCCCCCGCTGTATGGCTCGTATGTACGGCGTAGTTCCTGATACCTCCAGCTAAACCACAGTTCCTATAGTTCATTATTAAGTAATTAAGGAGAAACAAAATGGTCTTTGATAATAGCTGTATTCTTCATGACG